AGGCTGCCGTCTGCAATTCCTTTTACAAATGGATGCTCATGGTAAGCCTCCCAGATCTCTTTAGATACATTCAACAGTCTCTCCGTAGTCGTCATGCCTTCTCCTCCGCAAAGCCTTTTCCACGGAAATCAAATCCATGATCCATAGGTCCAGAACCATGTCCAAGGTCAAGCATCGCTGCCAGTGCGCCGGAAATATATGCTTTTGCACGCTCTACGGCTGTGTCCAGATCATAGCCTTTTGCCAGGTTGGAGGCAATGGCACTGGAAAGGGTACAACCGGTTCCATGAGTGTTCGGATTATCGATCCTTTTTCCATTGAACCACTTGTATCCACCGTCTCTGTACAGAAGATCGTTGGCATCATTCAGCTGATGTCCACCTTTGCACAGAACTGCACAGTGATAGGTCTCACTGATATATTTTGCAGCTTCTACCATATCCTCCGCCGTCTTCACTTCCATACCGGACAGAACCTCTGTCTCCGGAATGTTTGGTGTCAGTACGGTCGCCATGGGAAGAAGCTTTTCTTTCAATGCTCCAATGGCATCCTCACTGATCAGTCTTGATCCGCTGGTTGCCACCATCACCGGGTCCACTACAATGTTTTCTGCTTTG